ATCTAAACCAATCCGCCCCCCAACTGACTTTTATAATTATTTGACAGATATAAATTTTTATTGCGAAACGATAAAGTCGCTATTTACGGGCATAATTAAGTATTTTCTACTAGCAGTATTTTTATTTTATGCATGGTTTACATTTTATATTTATTATAAGAATAGTTTCGAATTTTTAACAACATATAAAACTTTATCGATTCTGGGATTTTTGACGATTGGCTTTATTTTATTACTCTTTGTGATTTATTCATTATCAGGTGGTTCTGGTCTAGAACAAACTAGTCCATATGTTGCATTTATTTCAAAAATAGGTGCATACTTTGCCGGGTTTGCAGTCATTATGGGAATAATCATTTACGCATTATCTAAAATCATGTCCATACCATCTACAACTGTTCAAATTGTCAGCATTATTAATTTTCTATTATTGATGGGGTTGGTTGCTTTGATACTTAGTATTTTTAATTTCAATACATCGTCTAATCTGACAATATCTAGCAATAATGGATTAGGATTTATAGTTGATTTTATCGTGAAATTAGTTTTATACATTCCTTGTTTTATTATTGACTGTTCGAATGTATTAAGAGAACAATTGCAATTAGCTAAGAAAGAATATACGGTAGTTATTATTTTACTTATAGAAATTGCATTAATAGCTTCTAAATTTTTGATTCCAAAATTATTTAATACAGTAATAAATAGCGATGGTGTAGCACTAACAAATAAAGTATATCCCCTTGAAATGAAAAGTATGGTTTCAATTCCACTTACGATGAAATTAATGAATAAAAACTTAAATTACGGTGTATCAAGTTGGATATATATTCATCCGGTACCGAATAATACAAATGAGGCATATATTCAAAATACATCATTAATTAATTGTGGAAATGTGCCTGATATTCAATTTAACGCTGAAAAGGGGGCTCTTATATTCGCAATTGATGTAACAGATGTAAATGGAGGTAAAAGAACAGTTATTGCACCTGATAAAAAAACAGGTAAAGATATAAAGATAATATATTCAAGATGGAATCATGTTTATGTGAATTTTCTGGATGGTGGAATGGATGTATTTATTAATGGAGATTTAGTAATATCTGAGCCAAATATAATACCCTATCAAAATCCAAATGGAGTAATCATAGGTTCATCGCCAGGTATATATGGAGAGATGTGTAGTTTAGTATATTATAAGACTCCGGTATTGGCACAAAATGTAAAATTAATGTATGAATCAATGAAAAATATGAATCCTCCCGTAACGGTTTAAATTTAGTATAAACTATTGAAACTATTTAAACTATTGAAACTATTGAAACTATTTAAACTATTGAAACTATTAAAATTATTGCAAATTATTGCAAATTATTGCAAATTATTAAACAATAATTATCATTATTATAATTATTGTTATTAGAAAAATTTCTAGATGTATAATATAAATGGATTTAAAATTAATAATAGGTGTTGTAATCGTTGTTATAATTTTATATATTATATGGAGTTACTTTTTTACCTCGATGGAAGTATTGATGTCTTTTCAAGACGCAGCAGTGTCGAAAAGTGTGGCACTTACTACAATAGATAGTTCAAAAAGCAATTATTCTTTTTCTGTATGGACATATATTAATGATTGGGGAACCAATTATGGTATAAATAAAAATATTTTAGTTATCCCCGAAGGTGTTGGCTCATTTTATTATTTTGCATTATTTTTTGCCAAAACAACAAATGATTTGCAAATTTATGTTAAATCACAATCCTCTACTTCGACAACTAATTCATACACTACCGATAGTGGTATAACCGCTACTTGTGGTGTTACTAACTTTCCATTACAGACGTGGGTAAATATATCTATTAGTGTATATAATCGTGCAATTGATGTATATATTGATGGTAAGTTAATTAAGACATGTAGTATGACTGATGTTGCAAGACCCATTCCTATAGGTAAGTCTATATACATTGGAGGAGATGTAGCTAGTTCAAGTAAATTACCTGGATTTTCTGGTTATATTGCAAGTGTATTATATAATTCCGAAGTATTTAGTCCGAAGGAAGCTTGGGATATATATGCGAGAGGATATAATAATTCAGCATTTGACTTGAATGTATTGAAGCGATATAAATTGCAAATGTCTTTCTTGAAAGATAACAGTGTTCTGAAACAGTTTAGTATTTAGATAAAATTATTAATACTCATTGATATATATATTAATATCTATTAATACCTATTATATATGTATTACTCATTAAAAATAATTAATCAATATATTATTGGTTAATTATTTAAATAATTACAATTAGCATATATAAATAAATAGTGTAATAATTACAATTAGTGCAACAATATATTAAGCATGATATAAATATTTTATATCTAATATATAAATATACATGGCTGAATCATCATCACCTCCACCACCGCCACCTAAAATAGAAGCACCAATATTAGATGCCGCTCCAACACAGTCGGCAACATCAGGATTTAAAGATTTTAGTTCCTCGAGTATGGTAGAAGGTTCTAAAGATTTCTTGGAATCCAATAGCTGGGTTGCAAAAATTGCATTTTTACTAATGGTGGTAATCGGTTTCGCTATTTTATTTAGATTAATGGTTGCATTTCTCGGATGGCTATTTTCCCCAAGTGGTAAAGTTATATTAGTAGATGGGTATATTAACGGTTCAGATTCTTCTACTATATCACAAGATCCTAATATTAAAAAATCTATTACTGTTATTCGTTCTAGTAATGAAAAAGACGGTATAGAATTTACATGGTCTACGTGGTTGTTTTTGAATGGTTTTACGAATGATCAATCTTATCATCATGTATTTAATAAGGGAAGCAAGGAAATGGGAACCAATGGTATTATTTCCATAAATAATGCACCTGGTTTATATATAAATCCTACATATGATGGTCTTACTGTTATAATGAATACATTTGATGCTATAGATAATAAAATAGTTATAAAAGATTTGCCAATAGCAAAATGGATGAATGTTGTAATCCGTGTTCAAAATAATAACTGCGATGTATATGTAAATGGGCGTTTGACTAAACGGCATATTATGAAAAATATTGTAAAGCAAAATTATGATGATGTTAATATATGTTTGAATGGTGGATTTTCAGGATATTTATCGAATTTGACATATTATAATAATGCAATCAGTATTGCCGAGATACAGGATATTCTCACAAGTGGACCCAATATGAAAGCAGTTATGAAGAATATGGATGACAATTTTAATAGACCAAGATATTTGGCAGATAGATGGTATTTTGATCAGAATGCAGTTCCTTCTTAATAATAATACTATTATTTCGAAAAATACATCGGCCACTTTGTTCCACCAGCCGAGTATGTTTTAGTATGTCTATAATTATTAAACGGGGCATCTGCGGCAAAACAAAGTATAACCGGTTTACCTGGCACATCGGAACTAGAAGATGAATTGCATATAATCGGCGAAACTTCGTCCCAGCACGTTAACGTATTACTTACGATTTTCAATCCTACTCCGGGTGTGCCATCTATATTTGTAATATTGGGGTATGTATTTGTTTGTGACTGGGAAGCCCACCCTTTTTGTCGCGTAATTTGATTCTTTGCAGCCATAGACCACCACATTGCTTTTGTAAAATTAAGTCTTCCATTTTCAGGACATTGCAAAATATTAGCTTTGCGCTGCATTTCATAACTTGTTTCGGCGATGCCATTCATTGCTATTTTATAACTAGGACAATTGGGTTCAAATCGAGACCATATGCGCTCAGGAACAAGACTATTATTAAAAGGCATTGCTTGTGCGATATTTGACGTATAACTGATGTCATTTATACTATTTTGTGCATATACTTGAAAACAATATGTTACACCATTATTTACAATAGCAATAGTATTAAAATTGGCAATATTGTAATACGTATTTGTGGTTGTTGCAAGAAACATCCAGTCGCCGAATCCTCCGACTTTATATTGAATCGTATATATTATCGGAGGGGGTGCACTTGACGTAGATGCATTCCATGATAAAGAAACGGCACCTCCATCTGATGCAATCGCAACTAAATTTGTAGGCTGGGTTGGTATCGTATATACACTAACTGTTGCTATATTTGAAAAAAGCCCCGATACGGGTCCTACACCACCACAATACCCATTTATTCCAGCTACTTGAAAATCGTATGTTATACCATCAGTTAATCCCGTAACAACAATAAAAGGCGATGCAGATGGTGCATGTAGGTAAGTAACCCAAGGTCCTGGTCCCGAACTAGTTCTATATTGAACAAGATAATCTGTTATCGGGCTTCCACCATTGTCTGGTTCTGTCCACATTAGTTGCACTTCTCCATTTGCATAATTTGCTCCAGTTAATGATGTGGGTTGATTACATGGTTGAACTATAAATGTTAAGGTGCTTATCTGAATTCCTCCATATGAATTTAAACTTCCACCAGGTGGTGCGGGAATAATAAATGCATTTGGTAATGTATATATATTTATATATTGGTCTTGATATGTTTGATTCGAATAATATAATAATATTAACGGTTTTCCTATATAAAAATTTGCAGGATTTGGCGTTCCGGTCATAGAATTTAACTGACTAGCTGTTACTGTTTGAGTATTACTACCAGGACTAAAAGAGACTGTAATTGGAAGATTATTTGTCGTATCTAAAGAGCTATAAAATAATTGAGAATGATAACCAAGTGATGAATAACCTGGTTGATAAAAATTAATTTGGGTATTACTAACTATGGAAACACTAGTGGTATTATTAGTTCCAGAATTAATACTACAACTTATAATTCCATTGTTAGAATTCTGGGGAGGGGGTGGCGGTAGAGGAACATTTTGGGTAAAAGTGCTAGCATTCAATGTTATAACTACCATTTTCAAAATATCGAAATATTATAATATCGAAATATTATAATATTTGCATCTGTAATTATCTGTGAATTATCTGTAATTATCTGTAGTTATCTTTATTTTTATTTTTATCCAATAAATAACAATTTTACACTCTAAGTCGCGGGTTTACGCATACATCCATCGTCGGAAAAATATCACCCGACATACATTTCATATCTTGCGAAACTTCAATACAACTTCTAAATCCCCTATCTTCCCCTATGTAACAATAACCCGACTTTGATCTCGGAATTTGCGTATTACTCGTTGCATCATCCGCTTGAGGATGCTGATTTTTAAGTGCATATTCTAATGCCTTTTTGACTGATTCTTCCTTTTCTTTTTCACGACTCGACTCCTCCTTATATGATGCTGGTGCTGAACCCGGTGGACGCGCCGATTCGCCCTGATTTTGTAACGGCGTTTTCCTTTGGTTTGGTTGGATAGGAATAGGTTTCAAACTAGGGTCAGTGCGCGGCATAGTGGATGTAGGTGTTGAAGCAGTTGTAGATGTTGTTGTTGGTGGAGTAGTTGTTACTGGATTTGTTCCAACATTTTGCTCAAGCTGGTTTACTGTATTTGTGCCTGTATTTGAATCTTTACCCGGCAATGCATCTCTGCTAACAATACTTGGTGTCGACTTTACAATGCCGATCATTATCAATAAAGGTGTAATATATAATTCTATTTGTTGCTTAAACCATTCAACTGTTTGTTCTAAATATCCAGTTAAATTAAGAGCAAAAACAATGACTATTAAAAAGACAATAATTACTCTAAATACAAACCACCATATTGATGGAGAAGATTCAGAATCACTACTTCCTGATGAAACCGATGCTGCCTCTGATGGAGATAAAACAGATAATAATTTATTTGATTTGAATGTTATTCCTTTATCTGCGTCTGCATCTGCGTCCATATCAGCACCATTTGATGCTTTGTAATCTTTGGGCATTTCCGGTTTTTCGCTTTTAAATTTATCTAAAAAGGAGAAAAAGGATGTTGATTTTGCAGATTCGGGTTTATTTGCACCTGCACCTGCACCTGCACCAGCACCAGCACCGGAATCGGAATTTTCTTCTCCGCCCATTAAAATTTTAAGAGAACGTTTTAGAGAACTAGATTTGGATTTGTGTTTGGGTTTTGATTTTTCTTTCGTCATAATAAAATATAACTATAAAATATTTAATCTTTTAGTATTAAATATTGCAATAATATATAAAGTATTTTCTCAATCCTCGGACTTTAACTAAAATGAATTCTTTTATTATAAGTTCGATATTATTAGTTCTTGTCGACTCTGTCTATTTATTTTTTATCGGGAAACCGGTGTTTGATAAAACAGTAGCTGCGATTCAAAATTCTGCACTTGTTGTAAATATAGCTCCTGCCATTTTTACATATATTCTTATGGCAATTCTTCTTAATTATTTTATTATATCCGTAAACAAACCTGCGTTTGATGCATTTATTCTCGGTTTTTGCACTTATGGTATATTTGATTTTACGAATTTAGCAATTTTCAAAAAATATACTATAAAAGCGGCAATTACTGATACATTATGGGGTGCTATATTATTTTATGTAGTTACTACAATTACATATACACTAAAGAAAGGGTTTTAATTTGACATGTGTTCGCATCATTCCAGTGATGTGTTCATTACAAAATCAAATTTATTTAGTAACTGTAATTTATCGATTGTTTTTTCGAGAGAACTTTTGCGAATATCTGTCATTAGATAGTCTACTTTAGGTCCTATTTCGTTTTTCTTTATTTGTTTATAAACTGCATTTATTTTTTGCACTACATTTTCTATTAATTCTTTATCTTTCGTTATTTCTATTTTAGTATCATATTTTTCGGTTAAAATAGAAATCGCATAATATATTAAATAACGACGTCTTTTTTTAACACCCGGTGTATACTTTAAACAGTATAGTTTTAGTATACTATTGAGAATTTTAATTTTTATATTATCGAGAGATTGGGAATTTTTAAGGATAAGCTCCCATAGAATCCATATAGGATCCATCTGGAACTTTTCATCAACGGGCATATTACTTCTCCTCTCACATAAACATTTTTCTTTTTTATTGGCGCATATTTTTTGAAACTCCATTATCCATTCTAGCCAAAAACATGCCTGAAGTGCATTATTTGATTCAGGTGATATGTGGTATGCAAATTCATTAATTGCTATAAATAGTTCTTTAGGATCATCTTTGCGATAAATAGATTGCGCGTATGATACCGATGATGCTTTTAGCTTATTTGTCATATGCGTTATATCGTATTCTTCTTCTTTGTTTATTTTAATACCTTGAAAACTGTGTTTTTTATTACTTGAACATAGTATACATATTACTTCTGCAAATAGTGAACGTATTTTGGGGTGATTTCTTAACCGAATTATGTCGTCATTATATCCAGATGATAAAATCGATTTAAAATTCTCATATCGCATTTCCAAGTAGATTGCTAATCTGGGATTGGCTAAATGGATATGTTTGCCTAAAAATGTAAGAATAATATCCCATAAATCTAGAAACTGTCCTGCGCAAATAAGTTCGGCGCCCCAGTTGCACGCCGGTTCTATTTTACCATGTAGGAAACAATTTAGTAATTCTTTGCGAACATCGGTTCTTTTATATTTTGAAAACGACTCTCCTTTAAATTCTGTTATAGTTCTAATATCATTAATTTGAGATTCGTTATCCATATACTATTTTTTCTATAAAAAAATATATAATAATAATACATATAAATATAAATTAAATAAATGACAATTATTGATACTGCAGTTAATAAAATAAATAGTT